ATTATATGTTTTGGGCAGCATATAATTTCAATAAACCGTTGAACAAATGGAATACAAAAAATGTGAAATATATGGCTGGCGTGTTTCATCAGGCTTGGTCGTTTAACCAAAATATAAATGATTGGGATGTTTCAAATGTTACAAGAATGGATCAGATGTTTTTTTCAGCAAAAAGGTTTAATAAACCTTTGAATAAATGGAAAGTACATAAAGTAATTAGCATGAGTAATATGTTTCAGAATGCAAGATGTTTTAATCAAAATTTAGAAAACTGGAATACGGAAAAGGTTATTAATATGGATGCTATGTTTCATGATTCACCTTTTGATATATCTCATACACAAAACTGGAATATTGAACGGGTTAAGTTTATTCTTCATATATATTATCATAACAAACCATTTGAAAAATATATAACTTCTTATAATTATGGTGAAGATAGAAATGAACCAGAACTATATAATCTTGCTGAACATTCAAATCTTCCAATAGAGGAATGGGATATACCTTCATATGTTTCAGATTATTAAACATCATGTCGATGTCCCTTGAATGCACCAACTTTACCTCTTCTTTCGATTTGCTTTTTTGTTGCATTTAAATAACGTTCATCGTAATTTTCATAACAAGCTCTGCCTCGTCGTTCAGGGGAATTATGAAGTTTATCAATTGTATTATCTATTGTTTGAATTATATCACCGTCTTGTTTTGTCCATTGATTTAAATCTGTTTTTTTATGATAATTTTCTCCGATTTCTTTTATTGTATCATTTAAATTCATATAATTCATATTTGGAAGATTCCCAATTTTGTCAATGGGTTTCTTACCAAATATATATTCATTAACTTTCCTGTGTTTTGAATATTCTTTAATATTATATTCGTTTATATCTTTGTTTTTATTTTTACTTCTTATAGAATGATGATAATGACGTTTTTTTGATCTAGCAAAACCTCTATTATGGGGTGAACCAAACAGACTTTCACTATCAGAAGGTGTATAAACTTTTCTATGTGTTTTGCCCATTTTAATATGTATTACGATTAAAATTTGTATTTATATGCATTATTTATTACTTAAAAATATTTTATAGCATATAAAATAATGGGAAAAACAAATAAAAAACGTTCTGAATATTATTTTGGGAGTCATTCATTCAAAGATGCTAAACAAAGACGAAATCGTTCAATTAGAACACGTAATAATAGTAAAGTTATTGAAGACTTTACAACATACCCTAAAAAGTTTCAATATCCATCAAAAATACGAAAAATACAACAAGATGAAAATTTAATTAATACAAATGATTTCAATCCAGCTCGATGTCGTTTATCATGTGATGAATATAATAGATGTAATTATAATTATGAACAGTACTGTAATAAGGAAATAACCGATAATTGGAAATTAACAAAGCTTAACAATACCTCAACTCTTAATAATTTAAAAAAACACGAAAATATAAACATACAAAAATATGCCAAAACAAAACTAAAACAAATCAAACGGAGAGGTAAATGTGGAATTTTTAATGGTCATCGTAAAGATAAGTGTTATGAGACAATTTTGAATGATATATAAATGATATAAACTAACCAAAATTTTCTTTTATATCATTTCTCTCGTCATCTGTCAAACACCAATCTTGAAATCTCTCTGGGTTCCAGGCATACCCAATCAATTCTTCCTTGAAAATACTAATTCTCGAATCAAGAGCTTCATAATCTATTTCAAATATTGATTCATTCATAGATAAACATTTATAATCTATTTTATCTTGATTTCTTTCAAGCATATTCATTAGATTTGGATGTTGTGAAAGGTAATACCACATACGTTTTTCATAGTCTTCTTGATTCATAGGTGTATTATTGGTATTCATTACATTATCAAGATTTTCCTCTATTATTTTCTCAATGTTTGGATTAGGATTCGCTAAAATAGTATGCCAATTTATCTTATCAATATTTTTTTCCAATATATGTATTGCTCCAGGATTACATGATAGATTTTCCCAATATATTTTATCCATATTTTGTTCTATAATACGAGATGCGTTTTGATTGAATGATAGACGTTTCCAATTTATTTTATCCATATTTTCTTCCAAAATTTTTATTGCATATTTATTTTCAGACAAAGCATTCCAACATTTTTTTGTCATTTTATCAAGATGTGTTTTTATATAGTCTGTTGTATCATAAGAATTATTCGCACATACATAATATAACAAATCTGTATTAAATTCTAATTTTTTTATTAAATTCATACATAGTGGGTTTGGGTTATAACCTATACGGTTTTCATCATATTTAAATTTATATTTTCGTTTATATTTTTGGCTTTCTAACATTGGAAGCATACATGGGTTTACTGGTATATATGACCAATCTATTCTTTGTGTATAACTCAATCTTCTTGCAGTTGTTGATTCTAAATCAATACGGTCCATTAACAAATCATACGCAACAGGATTCTGGCTTAAATGCACCCAATAAGTTTGTCTATACCATAAATCCTTCTCTTCTTTTTCTAAAATCAACATAGAATTTGGATTCATATAAAATAAACCCATAGGTACTTCTTTCGTTCGTAAAGATTTTATTCCATATTTATCGATAATATAATTAAGTGCTCTTGGATTTGATTTTAATCCGTATAAATCAAGATTATCCTCATCAATCCAATCTCTTAATTTATATGGAGTATAGTCAATATATTGTCGAACACGCAGTTTATTTTCAATATAGTCGTCCATGCTTATATGATAGTGTATTTGACTTAAAATTATTATTTCAATTTTATTTTAGTTTGTGATTTAAATTCATAAAGAAACACTCTCATTGATATTTGAATTCATAGTTTTTACAACGTCTTGTAAGTGATATTTATATTCAAGTAATTTTTTATGAATATCTTCATTTTGAATACCGAGCATTTGAATAGCTAATATAGCCGCATTTTTGGAATTATTTAATGCAACAGTGGCAACAGGAACGCCCGAAGGCATTTGTAAAATGGATAAAATAGAATCCCAACCATCAATTGAATTAGATGATTTAATAGGAACACCAATAACAGGTATAGTAGTTACAGATGCGATCATTCCAGGTAAATGTGCAGCACCACCAGCACCGGCAATAATAATAGATAAGCCATTTTCATATGCATATTTACCATAATTGAGCATTAATTCAGGTGTTCTATGTGCGGATACAATTCGAACTTCATTATTAATTTCAAATATATTTAACATATCAATTGCATCTTTCATAACGGGAAAATCACTTTCACTTCCCATAATAATACCAACTTTAAAGCTCATTTCTATACAATATCCATTACAAAATATGTTTGTTACATTAAACGCAGGTGATTATCGTGTATTATTAACAATCCGTTTGATCCATTATCAACGGCTTGTTTATATTATTTGTGAATCCAAACTCGTATATAGATTCGACGACATTCTTATCATAATTAATAAAAAAATCTGTTACATTTCTGGATAATACAAATAAGGATAATCCCAAATTGTCCGATACTATAGAATATTGATATTCATTTTTTATTACAGGACCTAATTCTAAAACCCAATATGGTGCAGGTAACATACTGTCCAATTGCACAGTGAGATATCCGCCACAATCTCCATCATCATAATATGCTACCCCCGAAATAGAATCAATAGAACCGTTCAGATCAAGTTGTTCATTATAAACCGATACATTACCATTCTCTAAAAGATGATAATCCGCAGTCGCACACTTACCTCTATGTTGAAATAATTTATCAAAATTATCTTCATATACTTCATACCATTTTCCGGTATACATTTCAATGTTCAGATTATCAACCGCTTTATATTCTTTCGCGAAGGAAGACAAGAAAAAAAGATTAGCAAGTATGATAAGTTTTATAAACATTTTGATATGGATAATAATTACTTTTTATATCATTTCATTTTTATTATATTTTGAGATTAACCATAATATCTGATATTATTATCAATTCATTTGTTTTAAAAAATCTAAATCAAAATATAGAAATCTTAGAAATCCGAGATTAATCCGAAAAACTTTTCCAACTAAAAAATCCAAGCTTCTCGGATAGCCTTTCTCCCCCCCCCTCACATTTATACTTTTCTAGTCACCATAAAAAAGTATAAATTATGATAACAAAGTATAAATTATCATATCAATCTTTTTAATGATAACCTGTAATAAATTATTTAAAAGTATAAATAAAAGTATAAAAGTATAAGCAAAAGTATAAATAATATATAAAGATTATTATATTTTAATAATATAATATGACTTTATACGAGTGTGAATGCTGTCAATATTCGACAACAATCAAATGTAATTTTGAAAAACACATGAGATCTATAAAACATGTAAAGTCATCCCAAAGTCATCATTTAGTCACCCCAAAGTCACCATTTAGTCACCCTAAAGTCACCATTTGTGATAATGAGACCAAAAATGGTCATGAATGCAAGTACTGTGGAAAACTTTTTAAGTACAAACAGGGTATGTATAGACATATAAAGTATGCATGTAAAAAGAATGAAGATGAAGATTTAAAAGAACTTGTACGATTGTTGAATAAACAATTAGAAGACAAGGATAAAGAGATGCAATGTCAAATAGAGAGAATGCAAAAGCAAATCGAAAAACTATCGTCAAAGCTTCAGATTCAACAAATTAATAGTCATAATAACAACAATAATCAAAATTACAATATTAAAATTTTGAATTATAATAAGACCGATTATAGTCACCTAACAGAAGAAGATTATGTAAGATGTATTAAAGACTGTAATAAATGTGTAAAAACTATTATTGAAAAGGTTCATTTTAATAAAAATAAGCCAGAAAACATGAATTTATATATATCATCAATCAAGGGTAATTATGTTATGATGTATAAAGATAACCAATGGCAAATTGCAAATCGAAAAGAAGCAATAGATGATATGTATGATAAAAACGAATTTGAGCTTGAAAATTGGTATGATGAATATAAGACCAAATACCCGGAAATAATTAAATCATTCAAACGGTATTTAAAAAACAAAGATGAAAGTGATGATACTATAAATGATGTAAAAGATGAAATTATAATGATGCTATATAACAAGCGAAAAATGATCGATATTTTTTCTGATTAATTTGAAATAATTATGGATATATTATATAAACGATTATATGAATACATTATTTTTAAATTTTTCTTATTTTATCGTAATATATTTGGTATCGTATTCTCTGTCTAAAATAAATATATTGGGAAGAATATTTGGTGTTATTGTACCTATTGTCATTTTATTTCAAATATTAATCAATAATCCTTCCTTCTCAGGATTTTCACCGTTTGGGATAATAAAGGGAATATCAGTATTGGTACCTGTAATGTTATATTCAAATTATAAATATTTTAAAAATACTAAACTATTTGGTAAATCTGTTTTATTTTGGTTAACAATTATTCTATTTTTTAACATTTTACAACCTGCATTTATTTTAGAACTTCCAAGTCATGAAATTTTATCAAAATTTAATGGATTACTTATTGTTATTCTTGCACTATATACACCACAGCTTGTATA